GTACTTACTACAGTGAGGATAAACGCTGGGATTGATTTGCGGATAGTCTATTCAGGAGGAGTGTTGACTTGCTACTATCGGGCAACAGGGGCTTCCACATGGACTTCCTTCTATACCAATACAGAGGTAGTTAATGATGGTTATCTTCTGTTTGCATTGGACAAAAATTCCTTTGGTGGTGCTACACGGGTGGTGGACATTCTGAGTTTTTCTTACTATCAGGACTTGGAAGATGATGGATGTGTAGTTACGGATGTTACAGATACCGGGCTGGATGACAGAAGGATATTTGAAGTTTCCAACGGGATGTTTGACACTGATTTCTGTAATGATGGAAAGCTGGTTTGGCTGGCGGGGGGTAACAATGCCGGAATTCTTTGCGAGGTACGTGATTGGCTTTTAGGAGACCCGGATAGTAAGGTTACACTGCATCTGAAAACTCCATTTGCTATACAGGTAGGGGATACCTTCAAGATTTATGCTGGCTGTTCCAAACTCAAATCTGTTTGTACAAGCAAATTCAACAACTTGGCTAACTTTGGGGGATTTCCTACTGTGCCGGGACAGGATGTCTTGCTGAAAACACCGGGGAGTAAGCAGTGATAACCAGAGAGCAAATCCTATCAGCGGCCCGGGAATGTCTGGGTACTCCCTTTCACCATCAAGGAAGAATATGCAAGGCCGGGTTGGACTGCATAGGCCTGATGGTTTATATAGCAAAGAAACTGAACCTTTTCTTTTATGACAATACCACTTATTCAAGGGAACCTATGCCAGGAATCCTCATTCCAGAATTGGAAAAGGTATTGACCCGTGTTTCCCCAGAGAAAATGAAGGCTGGGGATGTTCTGGTATTTTGGATGAACAAAAAAACAAAGTTTCCTCAACATATAGGGATATGCACTGATAGGGGAATGATACACACTTGGGCGGGAGTAAAGAAGGTTGTGGAGCACAAATTTTCAGATAGGTGGAAGGAAAGGCTCTTGTATGTTTTTAGATTTCCCGGAGTTGAGTCATGAGTACCATTGTTCTAACATCTGTTGGTAATTATATAGGTGGACCCCTTGGGGGTGCAATTGGAGCTTATATTGGCAGTTGGATTGATGCCAAGACAAATTATCTTGGCCTTGGCCCCAAACAGGAACCGTCCGGGCGGATGTCCTTACTAGTGCAGTCTGCCAATGAGGGTTCACCAGTACACTTTTGTATGGGTCCAGAAAACCGTTTGTGTGGAACCCTTATCTGGTGCACTGAGCTAATTGAAACTGTAGCGGGGGGCAAGGGGGGTTCCCAAGCAGAGGAGAAGTATGTCTACTATGTTAGTTTAGCTGTAGCTATTTGTGAAGGGGAAATCCAGTCTGTTGAGAAGATTTGGGCTGATGGAAAATTGGTTTATGATGCTGACCCAGATGTAAACATTACTGACAATCGGTTATCCATTGAGAAAACTTCCATTGTAATTATTTATGGGTGGGAAACAGGGGTAAAACAGATAATGACAATCAATTCCCCCAATGGCGGACCCGATTTGTCTGAATGTGAGAGTGGTCAGGACATAGTGATAACCGGCGCTACCAATCCAGGAAACAATGGGACGTTCCGGGTTCGCAAAAGATGGTATGATTACAATGAGGGGACTTCCCATGTAGAGATTTACAATGAAGGTGTGGTAGCTGAGTCAGCTGGGGCTTCAATAAATTTGTTTCAGGATTTGGATGAGGGTGATGTTTCCAAACTGGCTGATGTAGCTATTTATACGGGAAGTCTGACACAGAATGCGGATACTCTTATTGAATCCTATGAAGGAGCAGGGAATGTTCCGGCTTATCGGGGGACTGCCTATGCTGTCTTTGAGAACTTCAACATCACTGATTTTGGCAATCGCATTCCCAACTTCACCTTTCTGGTCAAAGCGGATACTACAAAAACCATTGCTCAAGCCCTTGGAAGTCTGTTGGAACGGGCGGGTCTGGAAGCGGCTGATTATGATGTGACATTCCTTTCCGGGAGTATCCGGGGGCTGATAACTAGTGGGCCCCAGCCCGTAGATGCTGCTATACGGGCTATAATGCTGGCTTACAACATAGTTGTACACGAGTCCTCCGGGAAGTTAGTTTTTGTTCCCCGTACCAGCCTTACCACCTATGCTGTGGATGAGGATGACTTAGCTATTCACACCCCTGACTCGGAGCCCTCCTATGTGGCTCGGTTCACAGAAGGACCCCCACTGGACTTGCCACAGGAGGTAGATGTCCAGTTCATAGAAGCGGCGGCAAACTACCAGCCGGGTAGTCAGAGGGAACGTAGGAATGATACCCTTTCCTCCAGAGTGGAAACAATAGATACTCCTTTGGTTATGGAAGCTAGTGATGCCAGAGCCATAGCCCGGAGAATACTTTGGACCATTTGGGGGAGTAGTCGGAAGGTGGAATTCACCTTACCTCCTAAGTATTTGGACTTGGAACCCAATGATGTGGTGTTGGTTACAATTGAAGAGGAAGATTATGAAATCCTTGTCCAACAGGTATCTATTGGTTCCAACTTCCTTGTGGAAGTAGTTGGTGTTGTAGTAGAGACACAGACAGAGAATTTTGATGGTGTGTCGGAAAGCCCAGATATATTTACTACAATGGTGTACAGAGCACCTGACATTACTTATGAAATCATTGATGTGTCTCTGCTAAGAGATATAGATGTATTGACCCCCGGATTTTACTACGTGCTGGCTTGTTCTGACAGTGGTGCAGTCTGGCGGGGGGCGTCCCTCTATGAAAGTTTGGATAACAGCACTTTCAATGAGGTCAAGAAGGTGCGGGCAGAGGGTGTTTTGGGGAGGACAAGCGGAACCCTTGGTGATGGGCCTTATGGCATCTGGGATGAAGGGAATACTATTGATGTTGTAATGACAAATGGGACATTGGAGAGCCGGACGGTCTTGGAGGTTCTCAATGAGAGAAATTGGGCCATTATAGGCAAGGAAATTATAGCCTACAAAACTGCCACCCTTGTTTCCACTGGGCATTACACTCTGTCTGGTTTACTTCGGGGGCGTAGAGGTACAGAGAATGAAATTGACAGTCATGCGGCCAATGAGCGGTTTGTCTTGTTAGACCAATCTGGATTGGCCTTCCGGGAAATGAGCCGCAGTTCACTAAACACCACCCGATATTATAAGGGAGTAGGTGTTGGTGGAGTAGTTGCCGGTGTAGTGAGTGATCCTTTTACATTACAAGGTGGAACGCTGAAACCTTTCTCACCCTGTGGTGTGAGAGTAGTGAGAGTGAATAATGATATGACTATTATGGCTCAGAGCCGTACCCGTTCTTCTTTGCGGCCTTTCAGTGAGCAGGTAGTAGACTCAAATATGCCAGACGTAGACTTTGTTGGAATGTTTGTTGAGTTTTGTGATAATGACAGTGACTGGACGGTATTGAGAACAAAGGAACTTACAAGTGGAATAGAAGGATTTTCTACAACATACTCAGCAGTGGAGCAGACTGCTGATGGTCTGACACCGGGTGACCCGGTGAACATGATATTGTATCAGCGAAGCAACACCATTTTCAGAGGCTTTGAAAGGAGAGTTATACTATGAGTGATACATTGAGATTAGGTCTTACACTGTTAGAGGAGGGGCAGTCTAATGGGGATGTAACATTCAATCAAGCCCTACAACTTCTGGATGTGTTGGTCCAAGCTGGTATTAAAGACAGACACCTAACGGCCCCTCCGGGTGGGGAAGCTACTGGGGATTGCTATCTGGTAGCGGAAGGAGCAACGGGTGGCTGGGCTGGACAGGATGGAAACTTTGCTGTTACCCTTGATAATGGAACCTCATGGATTTTCATTACTCCGGTTGAACGTTATCTATTCTGGGTGGATGATGAAAATTTGTTTACAGTGTATGATGGGTTAGCTTGGAGGGACTTCATAAAACCTCAAACAGCTGTTCCCACAGTTTTACATGGAAATACGGATGGGGAAATAGGTGGACTGACTATCAGTGCCGCCTATTCCCAATCAGAGGTTACTGCCTTACGGGACAAGTGTGAAGAATTGGCTGACGATGTTAGGAGTTTACGTGCGGCACTTGTTACATTGGGGCTTGTAGCGGAAGCATGAGGGGAAATGTAATGGAGATTTTGACCCGTGAAGAATATAAAGACGGCTCCCCACACCATCCTTTAGTAATAGGTTACTTCACGGTAGACACTCCGTATGAACATGAGGCAGAGGTTCTCAAAGCCTCTTTGGAAAGTGTGGGTTACAGTTACATGATTTGTGGAATTCCTAATCAGGGAAGCTGGCAGAAGAATACTCAAATCAAGGCTCAATTTATCCTGTGTATGCTTCAGGAACATCCAGGAAAACCTTTGCTATACTTGGATGTGGATACCATAATGGTTCAGCCTCCTATTCTGTTGGATACCATCTGTGCCGATATTGCCGCTGTTCATTTTGTTAACTCACACGGACCCCTCCTTTCTGGAACGCTGTATTTGGGGAATACTATTCAGTGTAACCGTTTGGTTCAGAGATGGATAATTATCAATGAAAGGTATCCCATAATTTTGCCCAATGGTAAGGAAGCGTGGGACCAGAGAACTTTGGAAATGGCTGTCAAAAAGATAGCTGGATTGAGATTTGTAGAATTGCCACAGGGGTATACTTGGATAGTCGAACTTACTCAGCGTCACTGTCCAGGATTAAACCCGGTTATCCTACACTGCCGTGGTGCAAAACGTTTTAAGAGAATTATTAACGGTGAAAAGGGGTATGAAAGATGATAAACATATGGGCTGTGTGGCCAACAGTATCGGTGAAACGTTCCCGGTCTTTGATTGGCAAATGGCAAGATATGGGATACGATGTAGCAGTCCTGGTAAATCCCCCTCTTCAACACACAGATTTTCTGGAAGCAGACTGGGTCATCGTCCAACAGGAATGGAAAGGATTTCCTACAGCAGCAAACATCCTGTGTCGAGAGGTTCCGGGAGATGTTGTGGTGGTGGTAGGTGATGATGTGTACCCGGAGCCGAAAAAGACTACTCAGGAAATTGGGCAGGATTTCCTCCAGAGATTTCCTGACCTATTAGGAGTGATGCAACCCATAGGAGACATATATGGTCGTATCAACCAGTGTGCAGTTTCTCCATGGATAGGCCGGAAATTTATTCAAGGGGCTTATGGTGGAAAGGGTCCTTACTGGGAAGAATACTTTCACTACTTCAGTGACCAGGAATTACAGGAGTATGCAATCAAGATGAAGGCTTTCCAACAGCGTCCTGATCTGTCTCAGTACCATGA